TTTAGATACACCATCAACAAATGTTTTGCCTAACATATGATCGTATTCGTGTTGAAAGACTCTACTAATCATACCATCTAAACTACCTTCTTTTAAATCGCCATTTTCATCTTCGTATTTTACAACTACTTTACGAGGTCTTGTTATACTTAAAAATACAAATGGAAAAGTTAAACAACCTTCTTTCATTGTTTCTTCCTCTACACTACTTGATATAATTATAGGATTAAAACAAGTCATCTTTAACCCTTTTTCTACATCAGGATGGTCGCCTAATACAAACATATTGAAAGGTAAACCTACTTGATTAGCAGATAGACCTATACCACCATATTTTTTCATTGTATCAAACATTTTTTCTGACAATTCTTTTCTATCTTTAAATCCTTCGTCTTTTAACATATCATTATTAAAAGGTGCTATGGCACATTGTACTCTAGGATCAGTTGGTGGTATTAATTTTAGTTCTTTCATATTAGCCTCACATAGTTATTGTTATCTGGATCATCCAAAAAAAGTTTTGGATCTTTTATTCTTAAATCAAATGCAATTGTTATTCTTTCTTTATCTCCTTTTTGCATATCGGTATAGTGTGGTATATTATTTGGAAATAGAGTTACCTTACCTACTTCATTCTTACTAGCAAATGCCATAGGGTCATTAATTTGATTTATTGGATTGATATAATGAGTAGATGTATCATCACATTGTACACAAATATGACCTGCTAAATAGCAGTTTGGTCCTATGTCGTGTATATGAGCTTTAAATTGGTCACCTTTTCTCATTATATTAGCCCAACATTGTACATATAATTCTTTAGGAAGTTCTTGTTTATAATATTTTCCAACAACCTGGTCGTGGAAGTTACAGACAAAATGTTTTAACTTTTCTACAATAGGACTTTCCCATTTAAAAACATTGTAATTACCAAATCTAACGGATGTGCTGTCATCTCTCATTCCTGTGTATGCGTTCCTTGTTATAGGTAAATTTACTATTTCTTTTTCTTTACTTTTTATAAACTTTGCTAATTCTTCATAGTTAACATCTTTATAAACCGTTTCAAATATAGTGTAATCATATTCAGGTGCAAGAAAAGTTTGTTTAGGGTCACTTTTCATCTTTGTTATTTTAACTTCCATTATGTATTTTCCAATCTAGTAAAGTTTTGATACTTCTCAAATTTTAATATGTTAGTAAACTTATCAAATAGTATATCGCCTTTGTGTGATATGATAAAGATGTTTTCGTTCTTTAGTTTGTTTACTATCTTAAAGAAGTCATCTGTACCTTGTTGATCTAAACTAGAATCAAATATTTCATCTAGTATTAATAGGTTTGTGTTAACACTATTTTTCATCTTGGCAATAGTTCTCCAAGTAAATAGTATTGCAAGGTCTATTCTTAACTTCTCTCCTTCACTAAAACTATTATAATTAAATGTATCTCTATGACGACTCTTTACGGTCTCATTAAATTCTTCATCTAAATGAAATGATACAAAGAAGTCCATCGCTTGTAAGTGTTCATTAATTAAGTTGTTTATAATAGGTATATACTTTTTAATTATATGTCCTCTAGCACCTTTATCACTTAATACTTCTCTTAATATATCTACATATTTCTTTTGTGTCATTATTGAATCTGTTGACATTTTACAAGTTTCTAGTTCTTCTTTTAATTGTTGTAAGTCTGTAGCAATCTGTTTACTATCTGTCTGTTTGTTTTCTAATTGCAATATCTCTTGGTGTATTCTCTCACTATAACTATTTAATTCTTCTAAAGAGGTATTTACTTTTGCAACATCAACATATAAGTCTGATAATTTTTTAGTTATATTACCAAAATGACTAACTCTTTCCTCTACTTTATCAATCTCAATAGATAGTTTTTGCATACCTTCATTTAAACCAGCAACCTTTTCTTTTAGTTCGCCTTGTTTTTTATATCTAAAGTCTTCATCAATCTCCTGTGTACAAGTAGGACAATTGGTATTCTCACTAAAGAAAGTTAAGTTGTTATTACTATTGTCTATATTATGTTCTATCTTTGTTTCTAGTTTTAATAGTTGTTTTAGTTTGTCATCTGTTTGGTCTTTATCTTTTAATTCATTATTACATTCATCTATGTTCTTGTTTATTTCATCTATCTTTGTTGTATAATCTACTTTTGCTTTTTCGTGTTTTTCTAATTGTAGTTTCTTATCATCAATATCATTTGTGTTTAAATCTGATAATGACTTAAAGTGTTTCATTTCTGTTTCATATTTTGTTTCTAGCAAATCACATTTATGTTTTATATCTAAAACTTCTTTTGATAACTGACCTTGTTGATCTCTTAATATAAGGTCCATTTGTGTAAATACTTTAACATCTAAAATTTCTTCAACTACATCCCTTCTATATCTTGCCTTCATTTTCATAAATGGTTCATATGAAGAAGACCCTAATATAACAACTTGAATAAATGATCTATAATTTAACTTCATAATATTATGTTCTAAATATTTTTGATAGTCAATACTAGAAGCGTTTTGATTTAATAAAACACCGTTCTCATATATTTCAAATAGATTAGGTTTAACACTTCGTTTAACTCTATATTGTTTTGTACCTACATCAAACTCTATCTCTACTTCACAATCACTATTGTTGATAGTGTTTATCATTTGTTCTTTTTTAATTATTCTAAAAGGTTTATTAAACAATGCCCAACATAAAGCGTCAAGTAAAGTAGATTTACCTGATCCGTTTTTACCTATAACTAAAGTTGTAGGAGATTTAGCTAACTCTATTTCTATTGGTGTATTACCTGTTGATAGAAAGTTTTTATATCTTATCTTCTTAAATATTATCACTCATTTGCCTCCACATATAATTCTTTTGTAAAGTCTTTAAGTTTTTTTCTATCTAAATCTGTGTCAATCTGGTCAATATAATTGTTTAGGAAAGTCATAGTATCCTCTCCTTGGTCTAATATGTTTGCTTTTACGGTTTGTTTTATATCTACTGGATCCTCTATTATTTGTAGTTCGTGTACATTACTATTGGTGTAAAACTTTTCTACAAGTCTATTATACATTTCTTCATTTGTTTTGTGTGATACAAATAATTTAACAAAACAATTCTCGTAAGGTGATAGGTCAAAATTAGTGTAGTCCATTGTTCTATCGTCATATACTATCTTTTTAAATATAGCAAGGTCATTAGGTATTCTTTCTAACTCTCTTGTTTCTGTATCAAAGATATGAAATCCTTTAGGACAATTGTAATCTGACCACATAATTTGATATTGTGTACCAAGATAGTAAATAAGTCCATCATCTGATTTTTTATGAAAGTGTCCAGACATAACTTTTTCAAATCGTTTAAATTGTTCTCTATCTAAACCGTGTTCATTCATATGTCCTTTGTGCATTTCAAAACCTTTTATTTCTAAATGACCAAAACATATATCAGCACTAGCGTGATCTATTGCGTGTATTGAATCTTCATAATTGTCATCACAAATCCAAGGTAAGAATAACATACGACAACCACCTATTTCTACTTCTTTAGGACCTGTGTATATCCAAGGTTCATTTACTCCATCAAAGGAAGTACATAGTTGTTCAATTGAATTAACTTTGTTTGTGTTTCTATAATAAGTATCGTGGTTACCTAATATAATATGTGTGTCTATCTTTAAATCCCATAGTCTTTTCCAAAACTTCTTTTGAAAATTATGAGCAGTATTAAAGTTAATAAATTTTCGTCTGTCAACGACATCACCTAAATGTATTAATGTATCTATCTTATTTTCTATAATGTATGGAAAAAACAATTCATCATAAAAACGATTTTGATAGTTTATAAAAGCAGGTGAGTCATTACGACAACCGAAATGTGTATCATTCAGTAGTGCTATTTTCATAACTCATAAAGTAGTCTAAACTACTTTTTGTTTTCTTCTTCCTCTTTTTCTTTTTCTTTGCTAAATCATCAGCAATTTTTTGTTGTTCTTCAACTGGCATATTCTTTTTAAGAAATTCTGTAAACTGGTTCTTAAACTCTTTATCTTCACCTGGTTGCAAAGTCATATCATCATAATTAGATTCTGTTATAAGTCTATTTTTAATAGTTACTTGTTTCTTCTCTTTCTGTATTCTTCTTATGAAGGCGTAATATATAATTTGCGTGAAATATGCAAAGGGATTCTTTGATTTTCTAGGATTAAAATTGTCTAGGTATTGTAAGCAGTTTTCTATACCATCACTAATCATATCATCTCTAAAAGTATAATTAATAAAATTCGGTCTATAAGATAAGTGATTCGCTATCTTTAAAAAACAACTACCAATGTAATCTGTAACAGGCGGTTTCGGTTCCTTGTTTCTTTTTGCCTTGTTAACATTCTTTGTATATTCAGTCATTGCAGCTAAAAATTCTTTATTGTTTACATAATGTTCTTTTTTTGTAGTTTTTCTCATAAGTATAATATAACACCTTTCTATTAAAATGTCAATGTTTTAAGCAAATTTCGGTTACAATTTTTGCTATGAATCAGCATTGACTTTTTATCTTTTTTGTGTATAATGGAGCGTGTAGCGGGTTGCCGAGAAGAATAGCTAGAGTATTTAATATATTATATAAACTAGTGTATAGTCTTTGGCTCGTCTTCATCATCAATTTCATCAAATATTTCTCTTATCTTTTCATTCTCAGCGTCTGTAAACTTTTGTTGTTTATAATTTTGTTGTCTGACTGGAATCGGTTTTTGATCGTAGTTCACAGCAATATTTTCATAACTAGCCACCATCTCTGGAGAGGCATTAGTTATTGTCATTATTTTATTTTTAGGAATAGTAATCACTTTATCTGAAGTATAAGAACACCATTTAATTAAAGCAATATAATCTTTAAATCCAGTCATTGTCATTTGAGGAACATACTTAATTAGTAAAGGTTTTTGGATTCTTACTAATTGAGAGTTCTCTGGTAACTGATCTTTACCTGATGGTATAACGGTTACAACATCCTCGCCATTGACTAACTTGATTATTTTAACGCCTATAAGTGGTTGATTTTGGTGCATTTTATTTTAACTCCACATTATGGATTTCGTATTCAAAATCCTCTTCGTTGTATATATTTATTCTTTCTCTAAAGTGAGAAAGGGTATAATTTTCTTTTTCATTATGAGTTAAATCATCTGCTATATCATACAAAGTAGCATCCGAATCGTTATCTTTTAGTCTTAAACCACGACCAATAGATTGTAAATTTCTTATTCTACTCTTACTAGGACTCGCAAAAACAATGTTATGTAAGTTTCTAATATTAATACCTGTTGAGAAAGTACCATAACTAGCAACTATAATTGCACCTTCAGATTTTTCAGTTATAAATCTAATCTTTTCTCTTTCTTCAGCTGCCACACCACCATAAACAAAGAATACTTGTTTGTCTGATTTTTCTTCTATTAGTTTCTTTAACTCCATACCGTGTTTCTCTACATACTGAAACAACACCAAAGTATTACCTTGTAGTCCTGCAACTAAATTACGAATATATTTGTTTCTCTTTTCATTCTTAACCAAGTAATCCATTTCTTCTTGGTATGTTTTACCAAACATATCTTCTCTTACCTTCTTATCGTGTTGCAAAATTAAACAGAAAATTTTTAAATTAGCAAGTTGTTTCTTTTCTTGTAGTTCACTTGTAGATACTACTTTGTTTACCGTACCAAACAATCCTTCTAATACTAGTTTGTGTGTTTTAGTGCCATCTAAAGTACCAGTAAGTCCTACTCTATACTTACAATCTTCTAACTTTGTCATTATCTTTGTTAATGAAACTGCTTTGAATAAGTGTGCTTCGTCACCTATGACCATACCAAATTGTTTAAACCATTTCTTTGGTTGATTATATACTGACTGCCAAGTAGATATGACTACTCTTTTATTAGTATCTTTATCGTGTCCTTGATATATTCTATGTACATTGCGATCACTATTATAACCATAATCTTTAAAGTCTTTATATAATTGTTCTACTAAAGATGTTGTAGGTACTATAATTAATATTTTATCTTGTTTCTTTTCCTTTAATCTTAACAGATTGTATATTAATATAAGATAAACTATTAATGATTTACCAGAGGCAGTTGGCGATAGCAATAAACATCTACTCTTTGCTATAGCGTGTACAAATGCTTCTCTTTGATAATCTCTTATTTCTAATGGTATCTTTAATGCTTTAAGAAATCTCGTTACATCTTCATCTTTGAGCGTAACATCTTGTATCTTTGTTCCGTCAACTATCTGTATATCATTTTTATTACACCAGTCAACAATATAAGGATATAGTCCTGCGTATATTTGACCAGTTGCATAACTGAATAATCTAATTTTACCATCCCAAACTCTATTTCTATATTGGGGCATAAACTTAAATCCAGGTACTTCAAAGGTAAAGTATTCGCCTAACTCTCTACGAATATCAGCGTCTGCTTCTATCTTTAAATATACTTCGTTCTTTTTATCTATGATGAGGTATCTTGTAGTTGTCATTAAACAGCGCCACTAGTAAACTTTCTCCAGTCAATAGCGTTTTTAATAGTAAATGTTCTATTAGATATTTGTCTGATTGTTCTATCTAAAAAATCTACCGTAACTTCCAAGTATTTAACTTTTTGATATGCTTTTGTATATTCTTCGTCTGACTCAATATATTTGTCAACATCTGACCTCATAATTTTTAAGTTAAAAGGTTTCAATTTATAAACAGCAGGATCAGCTTTTCCTGTATAATATTCCCACTTATCTCTTTTGATTAATTTAAACTCATCTTCGGCACGAGTCAATAACAACTTAAACTTTGTTAAGTGTTTCATAAATTCGTTATGTAGTTGAGGTGTTTTTAATGATTCTAAATCTAATTCAGTATCATTGATTTTTAGCTTAGTTTCAGCTAGTTCTTGTAGTTTTTCTAAATCCATAATAACTCCATTATATCACAAAACTCTTAAAAAATCAAGTTTAAGAGGTCGTAATTGTTGTTCTACTCGCCTGACTATTAGCGAAATCGTATAGTTTATATTCAAAGGTTACCGTTGCTGTTAGGTAATCTGTATCTGTTGCTTGTTGATTGTATTGTAAAGCAGATAGAGAGATAGGAAAGCAATCTCTAAATCTAACTTCGGTAACAGGATTGTTTTTACTTGTTAATATGTTAAGTGTTGCGTCTGAAAATGTACCACCTGTATCAGGAGCACCAAACTTTGTTCTTCCAGCGTCTGGTAAAACACTACCTTTTGAAGTAGGGAATCTATCTGCCCCACCATCTAATAATTTTTTAAATTCTCCGTGACCACCAGGGAAACCTAGACCTCTTAACCAACCGTGTATCTCTTGGTAGTTTTCTAAATTCTCATCTACAAGAAATGTAACTGATAAAGGTTCGTATCTTAACTTCTCACCAGGTAAAGGTATATCTCTAAATGGTGTTGGTTGAGTATAGTTATCTGATATACTTACACCAGGCAAGTTTACCTGTGTACAAAAGTATTCTACTTTAGGAAGTTTAATAATACTAAATTTAAACTTTGTAGGATCAGCATAATCTTGTTTAGTAGGCTGTCTGCTATATGCGTTAGTAGTAGTCATAATACTATTTATCTGTTGAGTTATCTACTTCTTCCCATTCTTTTGTTTCAGATTCTTGTTTTAATTTCTTCTCGTTTTCTGTGAGTTTAGTATCTAATTCAGCAGCTTCGTCCATTCTTTTCTCTATATTTTCTAAAGGACCTGGTTTTTGTAAGTAATTAAGACTTAATGCTAAGATTGTAATAAAGGCACCAACGAGTAATATGCCTAGTAATTCTTTAAATGGGGTTTTCATACTTTTATTTATAAGGCCAAAAAAAAAGGGCGCCGAAGCGCCCCTTTTCGTATTTCATTAATCGTTAAACAACGATCAACCAATATTACATTATGTTTGCAACTTGTACTCTTTGGTAGTATCTGTTACTATTTGCAGAACCTGAATGGTTCACAGCAGTAGCAGCACCCGATTGAGCACCTGTTTCAGCAAATGGGTTTGCAACTAGACCGTATCTAGTTTTGAAACCGATTTTTGGTTGGAAAGTATCTTGTCCAACTGCTCTAACCATTTGTAATGGCACATAAGGGCAGTAGAAAATACCAGCGTCATAAGGTGAAGTACCTTTGTAACCGACAACATAGTATTGTTTCGCAGCTGAGTTAGCTGAGTATGGATCAATATATACTTTGTATCTTCCGTTTAGAGTACCAGCAAAAGTATTACCAGTATCGTCAACAGATAGGTTGTTGTTTAAAGCAGGAGTGTAATCTAAAACACCAGCCATTTGAAGAGCACTAGCAACATCAGCAGAACAGATAATCATATTACCTTTTCCTCTTCTTGTTCTTTGTGCAATTCTATTAGCATCTCTCTCTAGTTGGAACATAAGTCCTTTGAATCTCTCAACTGACCATCTTCCGTTTGAGTCTGTGTCTAAATCAAAGATACCAGCTGTAGTTGTGTTAACAGCAGCACCTTTTTCTGCATTGATATAGATTGTTCTAACAACTTCTCTATTGATTTCCGCAAGGATCTCAGCAGATAGGATGTTTGCCAATTCTGTTTCAGCGTCTAAACCGTGGATTGCTTTTAAGTCTTGAGCAAGTTCCATAGTGTATTCAGCCTTTAGAGCTCTGCTTCTAGCAGTAACCGTAGATTTCTCAATTGAGAAAGCCATCTCAGCAAACTGATTACCTGTAGCGTCACCTAATGCTTCAGCAGCACCAGTTGTCATACCTTGACCTCTGCTATAATCTGTTGATCCAGCAGCAGCGTCATTAAGTACACCTGGATTAGTTCCAGAGTGATCTGTCGGTTCACTACCTGCACCAGCAGCAGAATCACCAGCAGCGTTTCTGCTAGAGAAGTCTGTATCTGCTTCGTCAAATAATGCTTCGTTTCCAGTTTGTGAAGTGTATCTACTTCTCATTGCAAAGATAAGACCAGTTGGTCCAGTCATTGGCTGAACACCAGCAATATCGTAAGCGATAAGATTTGGCATAGCTCTTCTAACTAGTGAAATTAGGATTGGATCCCAATTTGCAACTGAAGAACCAGTAGCATTTGTAGGCGCTGCTTCGTTTAAGAAACCAGCGTCTTCTTTCATAGCTCTTTCTTGGTTTTCCAAGATAGTAGCTGTAACGGCTCGTCTGTAAGAATCCGTAACTTTTGGTAAGTCAGGGTGTTCTAGGACAGGCTGCCATTTTTTTTCGTATTGTTCTGATAAATACATTTGTTTTTATCTCCCTATTAGTTAGACAATTTAATGTCTTTTGTTTTACTTATAGCGGCACTATAAGCAGCCATTGCATTAGTTAAATCCTGAGGTTGCTCAGCATTTGACTCTGCCGCCACATCATCTATCTCACTAGTTGATTCTTTTTTACCAAAATAACTTTCTTTAATAGTAGCTACTTTAGTTTTAAAATCTTCTTCGTTTGAATATTCAACTTCTTCGGCTAGTTTATTGAATTTTTCTTTTTGAGTTTCAGCTAAATCTTTAGACGCCTCATCTATGATGTCTTGTCTTTTGAAATTGCCGTTCTCTTTAGATAATTCAACATTCTTTTCTATTGATTCGTTAAGTTTTTTGTTTAACTCCTCAATTTTAGAAGATTGATCTTCTAATACATTATATTTTTCGTCTGGAACATCAATATAATGGTCTTCAAATAATTTTTTTAGACCACTAATAAAGTCCTCAGCGATTTCACCTTTGATTCCTCTTTCTAAAGCAAGTTCGTTTTCTTTCATCCACTCTTCCACTACATAAGCAAGGTAAGAGTCAACTTTTTCAACTAACTCATCTTTAGATTTAGAAGTTTCTTCGGTTAATTTCTTGTCGTAATCTGCCTGCATTGATTCTGCCATTTCTTTTACTTTAGATTTGATAGCAGCTTCAAATACGGTTGCAGCTCTTTGTTTAAATTCTTCAGATAAAGAATCATCTCCAGCGACAAGAGCGTCAACGTGTTCTTTAACATCTATCTCTTTTTTCTTTTCATCTTCAGATTCAGACACATTAGCAGTTTTTTGATCTACTTCTTTTTTTGCGTCTTTCTCTTTAGAAACTTCACCAGCATCCATAGTTTCTTTGACATCTTTTTTGTCATCAGATTTGTCTGCTGATTCTTCTTTTTTCTTATCAATTGCTTTTTGTAAAGCAGGTGGTAAGTCGCCTTCTTTGATTTCTTTATCTTCCGAACCTTTTTCAGTTTCTTTGCCTTCCATTGCTTTAGTTGGATGTTTGTCATCTAACTTCGGCATTGCGTCAGGAGCACCTTCAGATTTTTGTGGTGCTTGTCCAGAAACCTCTTTAACTTTTTTAGTTGCGTCAGGATTGCTGTCTGTTGGTTTTACAACAGCAGGACCTAAATCTTCAGCATCATTTTTCAGATGTGTAGGTTCAGCCGCTACAGCGTTCTTTTTAGGAGCGTCTGGAGCTGTTGCTTCCATTACTGCTTTTCCTGCTTCAACAAGTGTTTTTTCTGTTTCGGCCATTGAAATCTCCTCTTTAA